ATGTGACAGACCCTTTTACCAAAAAATTGAGATGGAACAAGGGCGAATTACCGCAGTATCTTGTAAAAAATCATCATGAAGCAATCATTGACAGAGATGTTTTCGACCAAGTGCAAGCAGAGCTGAAAAGGCGTTTTGAACTTGGTGTGAAGGCATACGATGCAATACCTACATCCTGTTTTACTCAAAAACTGGAATGCGGCAAATGCCACAGCGTGTACCATCACGATTCGAGGGAAGAACGAGCAAACGGGGATAAGCCTGTCCAATGGATATGCTACGGAAGTTATCCCGGAAGAAAAAGCAAAAAAGCTATTTGTAATGTGGGCAGATTCCTTCTGGAAACCGAATTGATAGCGAAGTGTAATGCGGTTCTTGGCATGAAGGAATTTGACGAGGAGATTTTCTTGGAGCGTGTCGACAAAATAATTGTCCTACCGGAGAAACTTACATTTCGTTTGACCGACGGAAAAGAAATTGACGCTCCGATTTATGTCAAGGAAGACAGCAAAACCAGAAAACCACCAACGCAATTCAGCCAATGGACGGGGAAAATTCGTTGCGAAGTGTGCAGCAAAAATTATGTCAGGCAAACAAGGCACTATCTTAACGGCGATACGGAGCATTACTGGATTTGCAGCACGGGCAAAAACTGCAAAGGACGAAAGAATGGTATCCTGTGGCAAAACGATATCGACGGTGGGATAGGTAATGATGCTGATGATGTGGAGTTTATCACAGCAGGATTGGGCAGGAAATTGACGGTTCGTTTCAAGGACGGGACGGAGAAAAATATCCCATGGAACAAACGCAAGAAGCATTTCAGCCCCAAGAAAGGAAGGTAGCCAATGGCGAAGGAAATTCTGACCATACCCGCCACTATATCGCCGCTGATGGTGCAAAGCGGAAATCCAACAGCCAAGCGAAAGGTAGCCGCCTACGCCAGAGTCAGCACAGACCGGGACGAACAGCTCACCAGCTACGAGGCGCAGGTAAATTATTACACGAATTACATCAAAAGCCGTGAGGATTGGGAGTTTGTTGGTATGTACGCAGACGAAGGGATTTCCGGTACATCCACCAAGAAACGCACCGGATTTAACCGAATGATAAAGGATGCCTTGGACGGAAAAATAAATCTTATACTCGCAAAATCATTATCCCGTTTCTGTAGGAACACGGTTGATAGCCTAACGAACATAAGGAAACTCAAGGCTGCCGGGGTGGAATGTTACTTTGAAAAAGAGTCCATTTGGACAATGGACAGCAAGGGCGAATTGCTGGTGACCATCCTCAGCAGTTTAGCCCAGGAGGAGAGCCGGAGTATTTCGGAGAATGTCAAATGGGGCAAAAGGAAAAGTTTCGCTGACGGAAAAGTATGCGTACCTTTTACCCATTTGCTCGGTTATGAGAGAGGTGCAGACGGTAATCTTGCAATCAACGATGAAGAAGCGGAAATCGTCCGCTTGATCTACAAACTCTTCATGAGCGGGCTTTCCTATCAAGCCATTGCCAACGAACTGACAAAGAGGCAGATAAAGACTCCTGGAGGAAAAGATAGCTGGTGTCCAACCACGGTGAAAAGCATTTTGACCTCCGAGAAAATGAAGGGAGATGCGCTCCTGCAGAAAACCTATATCGAGGATTTCCTGACGAAGAAACAAGTCAAGAATCGAGGGCAGATTCCTCAATATTATGTGACGGGAAATCATGAAGCAATTATTTCCCCTGAAACTTTTGACTTGGTGCAGACCGAAATTGCCAGACGGGGAAAAGGACGTGGGAAATATAGCGGAGTGAGCATATTCTCGAATCGAATCAAATGCGGGGATTGCGGTTCATGGTTTGGCTCCAAAGTCTGGCATTCCAACGATAAATATCGCAGAGTCATCTGGCAATGCAACCACAAATTTCAAGGAAAGAAGTGCGAAACGCCACATCTGACGGAGGACGAGATAAAAGCGACATTTGTCACAGCATTTAATCGACTGTTCGAGAGCAGGAATGAAATCATCACTAACATCAAGATTGTGCAGACCGAAATTTGCAATACGGCTGATTTGGAAACCGAGCGTGACAAGCTGGCGAGGGAAATGCAAGTGGTATCGGAAATGGCAAAGAACGCCATTCGGAAGAACGCTTCCGTTGCCCAAGACCAAAACGAATACCAAAAACGCTATGACGAGTTGGTGAAACAGTACGAGGATACCAAAGCGGCATACGAAAAAACGGTGGGGCAGATTGAGAGTATGACGGCAAGGAACAGCTTGCTGAACAGCTTTTCCAAGGAACTCCGCAAACAGGAGAATATCCTCACGGAATTTGACGAGGGGCTGTGGGGGAGTTTGGTGGATTTCATGACCGTCCACAGCAAGGAGGATATCGAGGTGACCTTTAAGGACGGAACGACAATTCGGATAGAGTGACAAATTATCGGCGTGGCTTCGGCTGCGCCGATTTTTTTATTTTGGCATCAATCGTGAGATATCCCGTCATACAAGGCTTGATAAACTATCCAACGATTGCTTTTTGAGAAATTTGCACCCAGTTCATAATCGTTGGACAGTACAATCGTTGTAATCGTTTAAATGGTGTGATTGTATTATTTTCATTGTCTTATCGAAAAGTTTATCTCGTTTTTCTCGTAACACAGTAGATTCCCTCACCACCATACGAAAACTCAAGGAAAACGGCGTGGAGGTCTGGTTTGAAAAAGAGAATATTTGGACATTCCAGGCAAGAGGCGAAATTCTACTCACAATCCTCTCATCGCTTAGTCAAGAGGAGGCTCGTAGCATTTCAGAGAACGTGACTTGGGGACTTAGGAAAAAGTTCGCTGACGGCAAATTCTCCGTGGGCTATTCCCGCTTCCTCGGCTACGACAAGGGGGAGGACGGCAATCTCGCCATCAACGAGGAACAGGCCAAGACCGTGCGGCTCATCTTCGGACTGTTCATCGAAGGACTGACCCCATGCGCCATCGCCAAGGAACTGACCAAGCGGGGAATCTTGACGGTCACGGGGAGAACCAAGTGGAATGCCGCCACCATCAACGGAGTCCTCGCCAACGAGAAGTACACAGGCTGCGCCCGCATCCAAAAGACCTTCACGCCGGATTTCCTCACGAAGAAGGTGGTGAAGAACACCGGGCAAGTCCCCAGCTACTTCGTGGAGCAGAGCCATCCTGCCATCATCGCCCCCGAAACTTTTGAGATGGTGCAGGCAGAGGTGGCGCGGCGCAAGCAAAAGGGCGGCAGGTACAGCGGCGTGAGCATTTTCTCCGGCAAGATAAAATGCGGCGAGTGCGGCGGCTCCTTCGGAGCCAAGGTCTGGCACAGCACCGATAAGTACCGTAGGGTCATTTACCGTTGCAACAACAAGTACGATGGGCATAAATGCCAGACTCCCCATGTTACGGAGGAGGACATCAAGGCAGCCTTTGTCACTGCATTCAACAAGCTGGTGACGGAACGGGATGAGATTGTCGCCAATGCAACCCTCGTCCGACAGACCCTCTGCGATACATCGGAGTTGGAACGGGAGAAAGCCACGCTGGGGCAGGAACTGGCGGTGCTGGTGGAGATGACGCAGAACTGCATCGCCGAGAACGCGAGGATTGCCCAAGACCAAGGGGAGTACCAGAAACGCTACAACGGCTTGGTGGAACGGTATGAGAAAGCCAAGGCACGGTTCGACGAAGTGACGGAGGTCATTGCCCAGCGGTCAGCCAAGGGCGAGAGGCTGGCGGGGTTCATCAGGACACTTGAGGCGCAGATGGAGCCTGTGGCAGAGTTCGACGAGCGGCTGTGGGGAGCGATGGTGGACTATGTGACGGTGGGTGCGGATGGCGGCATGACGGTGGTGTTCCGGGATGGGAGAGGAATTTGAGATTTTTGCTGTGATGGCTATCAAAATGGGTAGCCATCATCATTTACTCGTAAGTTTATTATTGACAAGGCAAAATTGCCGTGTTATCATTTGCATATACAAATTATGGAAGGTGGGAGTTAATGAATACAGATGAGTCTATTTTGACCAAATGTCTGTTCTTTACTGCCAATCGGCTGGCGAATGTGCTTCGGCGTATTGTAAATGAAGTGTATGCCACGACCGGTATTGCCGCTCCCTATGTT